GAAAAATCTAATATTAAGAACCCGTAAGAGATTCACTCTCTATGAGAGGGTTGATTGGAACCTTAATGGATTATGCTTCTGTAAGCACATAAGGAGGCCAACCAACAAAATGTTGGAGGGTAAAATCTTCTCCAGCCGCGCATAATAACGCGAAAAGTTTTGGGAATGCAAAATTGTGGCCGGCAAATCGGATTAATTCCCTGGTAGTGTTCAAAGGTTTATGGGTGGATCCATCCCACCCCCTAGCAAGCACAAACCTATCCGGATTTTGATATGGTATCTCTATTTCTAGAGTTGGATTCATTGAATTTAGAGCTACAGCACCTCCGGCCGAGATGCCAAGCAGTGTCCCCGTTACATAAGGGGTTTTGGCAAAGGAAGTCGTAGAATGACCTCCCAATAGAGTGTTCGCAAAAGTCCCTTCATCCCGTGAAACAAAGACAGCTCCACCATGCTGATTAAAACTCGCTGATGTCGAACTGCTTTGAGGAGTCAAAGGGAAAAACTTCCACCTTGTTGATCCTCTTTTACACACAAACGCCAATTGTGCATAAGCCAAAGGTGTGAATCCTACGATATTATTCGTTTCACCTGTGACTGTGTGAGGTAAAGCATGTTGATTTTGCTCACCCCATGGGCTTGGGTACACTCCATACTCAAAGGTCAGTATAGATTCACCAGCAAGGGCCGTATCCACCCCATCCAATACGTAAGTGTAGTACCGTTTGCATAAAGTTCGGATGCTATCTATATGTTCTCCAACGTACGTTGCATCTGCTCCAAGATTATGTTTGAATCCAACATCCAAAACTTTCTTGGTTTCAGTATCACAACAAGAATCTAACTGTGCCCCTAAAGCGGATAAGTTTGATTCTGGTATGAACAAAGGTAGATCAACTCCGTAATCCAAACTTTGAGGTCTGACGAACATCAAGTCATCTCCACCTTTGACGTAACAAAGAACGGTCACATCATCAGGTGTCACCGTAGAAACATAATTAGGAATTTCCAAACTAGTCGCTACGAAGATCCCAATAACGCCATTGGTATCCTCTCGGTTGACAGACACGAGAACAGAATCACCCTGATTTGGGTATAATGGCCTAATGGTCTTCAAACCCCTGCTCTCATTGAATTCAACTGTAACTTCAAAAGATCTAGCTTCAGCGATATCAACTATAGCAACGTATTGAACGTTCTCCTCTAATTCGCCACCTTCACAAGGATCATAAACCACTGCTAATCTGCCCCTATGGAATGAATTCGAAATAACATCAAAACGGTATGTCATAGATCCCTTCCAATAAGTAAACATGTTGGAAACTCCACCAACCGCAGTAGGGTAATACACTTGATCAAAAGAAGGAGTTACATGAGCCGTCACAGGGACATTAAACAATCTACTGGAAGGGGTGTCAGTGATACTCCATGAGAAAGAATTATACAAAGAGTATTTACCACATATGTGTTTAAAGCTCATCTCATCATCACCACTACCACAAACATTAGGGTCCACAGTAACGGATTGTTGCGGATCCAGAGCCAATTTTACACAGTTGTCGGCCCCCACGGCATGAGCCAAAGTAGAAAAAGGTTTGGGGGTCATACCTGCGGGCTCCGTCACGTTAAGAGGTCTTGAGAACCCCAGAGCCTGGGCCACTGCAGCTCCCATGTTAGAAGCCATCTCAACGGGAAGCGCGTAGGGCTTGAATCCTGGTACGTTGGACAAGTGATGTGCCACGTTTCCAATAGTGGTTAAAGCACTAGATACTGCACCCTGCTGGGCCTCTTGTGTCTCCTGAGACTCCAGCGCTTTAGGATTGCTTTGAGGTGCTATAGAAGCTTGCACCTTGTGGGTGAGACCAAACAGTTGTATGTCCTCCATCCAAACATAAAATCTAAGCACCATCGTAGGGTTTGATCCCGTGTTAGTAGATAGAGTGCGCAACGGTACAATTGGGTTCACAATCAACGTCCCCAACTCATTAGCAATGGCAGGTGCAGAAGGGTCAGTTTCATCTCCTGCAACACACATGAAATCACGGTGCCACACAAAAGGTAATTCCATCTCCATACCTGTAGACTGTGACGGGCACAAATTAACGTGTTGACGCTGAGACTGTAAAACAGCTAGTCCAAAAGGATTACTACCGTACTCTTCATCCTTCATGACTAAAGATGCATGGTACCTATATAAAGGATAGTAGGAGACCATCACCCGGCCGAAATAAAACGGATTGCCGTTGGTGACGATTTTCACTTTCAATTTCCCTCTGAAACCCTTATAATTCGCAAGTCTGTTTGCTACTCTTATGTTCTCAAGGAATCCTTGCCATGGGTAAACCTCAGTCTCCCCAGTGGATACTGTTAACGACATATTGAAAAAATTTATTGGTCGTTTGAAAAAATTCTGTATCCCTTCATCAGCCTTCATTAGTTGCAAGTCTCGAAAGGCTGCACCAATAGAAGAACTGGTTTGCTCGCTATTTAATTCATCGAACGATACGTTGCGAGCTCCCGTATCGTCCTGCTTTTCTTGATATTCAGTAGTTGCACAAAAGCTTAATGCGTAAGGTGTGCAAACTCACGCAGCCTCGTTGTACTCCTTCGGAGCATATACGTAACAACCTCCCAACGGTTAAAAGTGCTGTTACGGATTAAATTTCTAGAAAATCAACTATATATAACATGCAATATACAAATATACAAAATACAATTACAAAGTTACTTGGTTTATTCAGCCCTCTTAACCATCATCTCAAGACGTTGATGGTAAGGGATATCGATAGTGGGGGCTAAACATGATGGATCACTATCTAATATGGCTTGTTTTAACATTTTGCGTTTTCTCTCGTATTCATACTCCCCATACAACCACCACTCATCCAAGGCAGAGTCAACATTTTGCAATGTGATTTCTCTAACAGTGTTTGGAGCGGTCGGCCGTAATATAGATACTAAACGCTTTAAGATGGAATCCTCACATAGAACTCCAACAAACAAATTCAATTCTTTGTTCCAGCCAAAAGAACGTTTTAGAAAATCTACGTCACACAATCGTACGAACTTTGGTAACGTAGTTGATTTGTTTGCATCGGTTAGGACGTAACCATACCGTCCCAACTCTCGTTGAACAGATTTCATATCAAACCAATAACAGCTTTTGTGAACATC